TGGTAGCCAGGGGGCGATGAGAATAGCTCGCGCATCTTCCCGTTAGGGACGTTTTGCATGTTCGGCTTCTGTGAGCTCGTCCGCATAGTTGCGCAGTTCACGCCGATCAAGCTGTGAAGAGTCCCATAGCCATCAGCGATCGGGCGCTGGATATCGAGGTACTCAGAGACCATGGCGTACCGCTTTTTGGCGTCCTGCAATCTCAGCCAGTCAGCCCAGCCAGGTACTGAGTTGGCACCACGAATGGAAGCCTCTTTCTTGTCAGCAGCAACGTCACCGTTCTTATTACGCAGGTCAACGCCATACCGGCCGGCCCACCCAGCCAGGGCCTCTTTCAGGTCTTTTGTGAGTGATGCAGTCATTGTCATCAGTGATTCACGGAACGGCGAAAGTTCTGGAGTATTATCAGCCAGCTTAGTAGCGCTCTCCAATACCGTATTAGCCAGTTCGCACTGGTACTCTTTTGCTGCCTTCGTGTCGATCGGCATTCCCCGGCGATGCATCTTAACAAGCCTCAGGATCGCTTGTTGCGAGATGTTGTAGTGGTGAGACTTGATAGCTTCTTTATAAAGCTGATATGCGGATCCGTCAATCCCCAGGATCCGGCGAGCCAGCTCCACCGGCACTTCAACGTCGCCAGTGGCGTAGTCATAATGGCCTTTTGAGAGCGGGTCCAGGCACCAGTTCTGTGGCTTTTGGAACTGCTTATCAATATCTTCAGCGTCTTCAATTTCGAAGTATGCAGCCAGCCCAGCCAGCGAGGCAGCCGTCTTCTTCTGTCGTAGCATCTTTCGAGCGGCGGCTTTGACCTCAGGACGTGATGACCTGTGAGCTCTGATGTTCATACCTGCAGTTGCGATTCCTGGGCGGTGTGTGCGGACCAACAGGACAGTATCGAGAAGGCCGGCCGGCTGAGCGGGTGTGATCCATGATAGCCATGACAAGTCAAAAGCGAGGTTCTGGCCAGCAACGATCTTATCTCGGATGCAGGCGTCACAGAGAGTTAAGCGGTCTTCTTTGCTGAGTTTATCGAGATCCCAAGCATAGACTTCGTCAACAGATCCGTTAATAGAAATTGACAGGATCCGCGGGCGAAGCTTTGTGTTGATCTGCAGGTTCGGGAAGAGCTCTTTATACTGGCGGATTGTCATACCAGCAACTTTGGTAGTGTTCTTGATGCGCTGCTCTGGCTGAAAGGGCGTTAGGCCGGTCGTCTCAAGATCGATGACGATAACGCTGGCAGCTTTGATCTGGGCGATGTGGAATCCAGAGATTTTAGTGAGAAACATTTGCACCTCGTTATTTGTTTAGGTGGCCACGTCCTTGCGGCGGAACTAGTCAGGCTCTATGCGACCCCTCTTCCGGAGGCAGGATAGTAGGGCGGCCATCCTCATCAGTAGGGATGATCCAGGTGCCACGGCGGAGGCCGATCTTTTCAGCGCCTTTCACACGGTCCTGAGAAAGTAGTTTGTGAATGCGAGGTACGGATACCCCGAGGATCTCTGCTGCTTGAAATGTAGTAATCATTGTATGTCTCCTATTGAGTATGGCAGTAGTATAACGCCCCTTTACAGGGGCTGCAAGTCGTCAGACTCATTCTCGTCTTTAGAAACCAGCGATTTCATCAGACCGAACGCTTTCAACGTTGTTGTCGGGTTAGATCCAGAGCCCGAAGCTGGGTGCCGGTACCGGCCTTTCTTCCAGCCTTGTTTCATCAGTGCATCCCGGGCCCTCTCGGAATCGATCCCACATTCCTGACAGAGCTGGCTCCACCCCGTCTTCACTGGCAAGAATACAGACCCGTCTTCGTCAATCCAGCCCAGCTGAGACCCGCCTTTAGTGTCGACCCCAGGACGGTAAAAGCGCTGAGCGTTCGCAAGGATCTCGGCAGTAATCACCTCGATCATGCTCTCTGCTTCGGTACCGCTCAGATCTTCGATCCCAGCGAGTAGCATGTTTTCGTAGCACCATTTCTCAGCGCTGTCGATAACGTCCTTGTCTTCTCTGTCCGGTGCCATTCCGATCAGCTCGCACATCGTGTAGAGCCCGGCCATTGCAGATGCAACATGCTTTGTACGACGCTGAGCGATAGTAGATGCGTCTTCTGGCAGGTACGCGATTGCCCGTCGACGGAAGCGCTCATAGATCTCTGCGTAGCTGAACCCCCCAGAATCCCGAAGGTACCCAATAAGCTGAGGCCAGAAATGCCCGTAGTTGTTCGAGAACTCAGTCTCCAGAGCTTCTGCCAGTTCAGCGTCAGACTTAACCGGATACCCGAGCACCTCTTCCCATGCGTCAGCGTGAATGCCGAGGTCGACAAGATCCAGATTGCCGGCATACAAATCAATAACCCGAAAAGCCAGCCCACCAGGAACGGCACCTTTTGCAGATTTGCGGATCTTCTCGCCCATTGAAACTTCACCAGAGCTGAGTAGCTGGAGCTCCCAAGTTGGTGTCTTGCGCGCCTCAGTCGTGTGCTTCATACGCTCTTTGCCGCGACCGTTGGCGATCATATAAGCCGTTGCCTGCCAGTCAGTACGCGCAGGAGCCGCGTGAATCTCATCTAGCATCAGCGGAGCATGATTTGTGTCAGCCAAAGGACGTTCAAGTCCGTTGTCAGTGGTCCGCCAGCCTTTGATCCAGCTGCTAGGGTCACGCGGATTGGTAGCCCGGCCAATTAGAGAAGCGGCGATCTGCAGCGTTGTGGTCTTGCCCTTCGAGCTGTCACCATAGATATGCAGAACACCGGGCTCCGCGTCAGGTACAAAGAACAGGCCAGCAGAACTTGCAGCGAACCCCATTACAGCGGCTTGGACTGGGTGAGTCGCTACGAGTTGGGCAACAATGTCAGCCCAGCGATCAAAGTCACCGGATGCGCCTGCAGTTCGGACACCCTCGCGGTCGTTTGTTAGATTTGGTAGTACAGGGGCTTCACCTTCTGGCGTTACAGCACAATCGCTGTACAGGTAGTGCAGTCTCCCATCAACTTTCAGCCAGCCCCTCTCCCCAGCCACTCGAACGGTCGGGCACATACGTGCGTTACGCTGAGCGCGTGAGATCTTGCTGAACTCCGCAGGGGACCCGGATAGACCGTATTTCAGAATGCCCTCTTTCTCTGATAGGTCGGTAGCCTTCAGCCGTGCGAGAATGGCCCTGCGATCGTCTGTAACACCCTCCACTTCTGAGAGGACCTCAGCTGGCGCGTCGGAGTCATTAGTGCGGTATTCACCGTCTGAGTTGCGGTTAAGCACTAATAGATTACGCCTCAGGTACAGGTAAGGGGCGCCGGTCGCCTTGTACATCGTCTCCCCGTCCTCCTCATACTCCTTCAGAACTGGAGGTAGGATCGGCTTACTCTTAACGTCGAACGGGATCAGGTAGTGGAGGTAGGACCCGTCAGTCTTCTCGGCGTACGGTATTGACAGGCGGAACCCAGGATTCTCAAAACCCTCGGCAGCTACCAGCATGGAGTGAACTGGACTGGTACCATCGCTGAGCAGCCAGTCATCAAGTCCGACTTTGTCAGCGGCCGGAGCTGGGCAGACAGCAAAGACGGAAGCCTCACACTCAACTTGATGCGCGATCGCTTTAGCGAGCAACGTAAGAGCAGCCTTGACCTGCTGATTTGCTTTCGCGTCAGAGTCCGCCAGTATGACAACCTTGCGGCCTTTAGCAAGCTCGGCAATACGCGGGATGATCGGGGTTCCGGCGCTCATCTTCCCGTCACGCTCGATAGCCGGGTCCCTCCACATCCACACGCCCGGGATAGCGATAGCTGGGATACCTTCCTGAACAGCCTTTGCGGCTTTCTTCTCCCCTTCTGTGATTAGCAGTGTGTCGGTGCTAAGTTTGTCGAACCCTGCAGGCACGTACACGTCCCACGCGTCAGCGATCGGAGACAGGTACCGGATAGCCTTATCACTTCCGGACTGGGCTCCGGTGCTCAGCCGGTAGCGGACTGCGTTAGACCCAGGGTAAGGGATTGAGTAGCCGTCAGACGCGGCTCCATTGGAAGCGCCAGAGATCCTGCGCTGGATTGATTGTGAGTCGAAGCTCTCGCACCCCATTGCGGCGATCATTTCGTCGGATAGCCCGGAGCGCTTCAAGTCAGCTTTGTGGTGTTCGAAAAGCATAAGGTGCCCTCTGTGTTCGTGTTTGTGTATGCGACTGGTTGTTATAGTAAGCTTATCAGGTAGGTGGGTCAACAATAATATCACAGATTAAAGCCGGAATTCACAGGTATGTGCACCTGTGCATTTTGGGTGTGCAGTCGGTGCACGGCGCAAATGCTTGTATTTTAAGTGGTTTTCAGGCCTGTGCATTTTGTGCAGCAGATGTGCAGCTCGCGAGATTGAATTTCTTTATCGATTTACCGTGTTTATATATACATATACTATTACTAAGAAAAAGAAAGAGTTGGTCGGACCCCTCTGCACAGGTGCACACGCACACCAGGCAGATGCACAAAGTGCACAGGTCTCTGAAACCCTTTAATATCAGTGGCTTACGTTGTGCAGCAGGTGCACAGCCAGAATGCACAAATGCACAGGTCCACCTGAGCGGGCTAATAGCCCATTTAATTATTTTCAGTCAGGTATAAAAAAGCCCGGATCCGAAGACCCGGGCATCACCACCACACAAACAAACGAGGTACTGGCTACTTTACATGATCCAGACCTAAATAGAAAGACTTCCAGGCCTTGAGTTTACCGGCAGCTCTCTCCAGGTCAGATCTGAGCTTTCCAGCGTTCTCTTGGTCCATGCAGATCAGGTCTCCAGAGAGTCTAAATTTAACCTCTGACGGCGTAAACTTCCGCTTCAGGTCTTCTGTGACCTTAGGCGCCCGATACTCCACTACAGGCACTTCTACGGTCCGGATTTGCGGGACGTATTCAGTTGTAGTGCAGGCGGACAGCGCCACAAATGCGATTACTGCCATACTGATTCGTACCATGACGTCATCTCCTCTTCTGTGACTTCGCGCTCCATCTCTGCACCAGCTCTCTGGTCCGCTTTAGAGATCTCTTTCTCAGCAGATGCCTTGGCTCTCACCTGAGCGGCTTCGGCTTTAGCTTGGGCAGTCTTCAGCTGCTCACGGACTCCCGCCAGCTCAGACTCTATCTTTGCAGTATCCGCCTCGGCAACGGCTTTGGATACCTGGCATGCTGCCGCGTCTTCTGTCTTCTTTGACAGGCGATCCTCGTAGCCTTTTATCGACAGGTATTGGGTGATTATTATCGAGCCCAGTGCGACAGCTACGATTAGGGCCACGCCCATCCTGGTCTTCGTTAAAAACGGTAAAATTGCAGGCATCTTATCTCTCCTCACAGATCTCAGGGCCGGCGAACCCGGCCTCAAGGTACATCGGCTGCCACCGGAACAGGATCTTCTCCACGTACTCCCGGTTCTCTTCAAATGCCCAGTCTGCACGGTCAGAGACTTCCTTTACGGATCCCCACCATCGCAGATTGTCATCCGCCAGCCGCTTGTCACGGTATACCCAGCCTAATCCGCCATTGTAAGCGCTCAGAACAAAAGCCCACCGATCGCACTCGCTGGCAGAATCAACGCGGTCGTATAACCATTTGTTATAGCTCGCCTGTGCTCGTAATGCCCACCGAGGATCCAGCGAATCGACATCAGCCAGCCGTTTATCAACTTCAGGCATCCAGTCCGCCGTTGCCGGCATGAACTGGGCGAGCCCCCGGGCACCGACTGGGCTCTCAGCTTTCGGCCGCCACATAGACTCCTGATGGATCTGAGCTCCATGAAGAGCAACTGGACCGGACAGCCCAAACTGAAGGCGCACCTCCTTAACTTGCTGGAAGTACATCCGCTTCGCCGTGGACGGGACGTCTTTAGCCTGGGCACCGCTCACAAACAGAAAAGCCGCCGTAAAGGCGGCTATCACTCGATAGATCATTTTTAAATCCCCACTGCAGATCCTATGATAGTCGCTGCAATGATGATAGCACGTCGATAGCAGGCTGCGCGAAACAAAACTGGATCCCCAGTGAGGTCGATCGGTTTCGCGTACTTGAAAATAGTCTTGTCAATCAGCAGACCTACAAAGGCACCGATGCTGATTTTCGCCATTGTGTATACAAGCAAGCTCACTTGCTGAGGCGCCACCAGGTACACCATGGCAACTGCAATAGCTGCCACAGCAAGCCAGCTCCAACCTTCGAAAAATTCCCTCATGAGAAAAACCCCTTTACATCGAATTTACTGAGCAACACCATGCCGGCCGCTACGATACCACCCAGCCATAGAACGCCTTTCGTGAACGCATTCATGCGATCGTAGCTGCTCTTCAAGCTGTTATGCTGCTCTTTCAGCTCATGAACCACTTCACGCAATAAGCTTTCTTGCGCTCGCATTCCAGCGATTAAATCTGATTCAAGCTTTCCAATCTGTTCGTCCTGTTTTCTGGTCGCATCTTTGATGTCAATCATCTGAGCTTCCAGCCTTCCGATTCGCTCCGCGACAGCAACTGCATCAGCCATAACTCCCCCGCCTTATGCGTTGGTAAGATCGAGACTGATGTCAGTCACACGGAACGGCAGCTCTTGCGGGAAGTCGATCGTAGTTGGATCATCGTTGCTGTCAGTCACCGCGGAGTAAGCAATGAAGTTACCCGCCGTAGCAGCGTCAAACACACCGACAAAAGCTACATCCGATCCTTGCGGGACAGTGATATCAACAAAGTCTTCTACTGATAGCCTCTCACCGTTTGAAGATGGATCCAGGTTGATCACACCCCTGGTTGTACCGGCCACCTCATTGCTCCCGACGTTTGTAGGGTCCGCAGAATGAAGGCTGATATATACCGTAGCCGGCAACTGGTCTAGCATAAAGTTTCTCGCATACTGCGTGTAGTTATTAGCCATCTTACACCTCAATTATTGAATTTCAAAACTACCCGGGATCCAGAAGGCTTCTTAAACAGCACTGAATCGATTCGCTCGATTGTAACACCACCGACCTGCACTTCGCTAGTCTCCCGGCTAAGCTCCTCCCAAACCTCGTCGCTAGGGTTTTGGATTGGGTCATTCCCATTAGCTGGGGGAGGGTTACGTAACTCGTCAACAAGGTCCCCGAACTCAGGCAGGCCTATCTGGCTTGGGCCTTCAATAGGATCGTAGATTGTTACTTTTGGTCCGCAGGATTCAGCCATCACTACCACCTCAATTTGTTGTCACCGCGTCTTCACGGGTAATGTAATAAGTTTGCCCTGCCATCAGAGTGACCGGCGCCTCTGCCACCTTAGTAGCACCGGCGTACATCTCGATCGATTCAGCTGCGAAAGGTAGCTCTGAAGCACTAAACACAGCCTGTGACGCCAGAGTACTACCGGCCCGAGTGAAACTGGCTGACTTCTGGACAAAAATGCTGGAACTAGATCCGACAAGGCGTAGGTCTGTCCAGGTCGTAGAGGAGAGCCCTCCCATAAGATCAAGGATCCGCTCCAGCCCAGCCTGAGTGATGCTGTTATCGAAAATACTTTCATGGCCGTCCAGTGCGCGAACGCAGCGGAAACGGCCTTTGATACCAAAGTTATTCATTATGGCTTCCTCCAGACGTTAAAGCCGTTATACCTGGTGATAATATCACCATTATCAACTACCAGCGTGATATCACCCTGCTGACTAGATTGGGTTAAGCTCGGACGCACCATAATAGAATTATCTGAGAATACTGAACCAACAGACCGCACCCCCTCACTGAGCAGGTCGATCTCTGCCCCCTTATACGTCATAATTCCCAAGTTAGTGGCCTCGACTTGACTTACTTGGTCAACCGCAGAGAACCTCGCTACCTCGTCATCTACGTTAGCGCACAAAAATATGTCCGTACCCTCTATGTACATCCCGAAAGGGAAAACAGAGTCGTTGCCGATTATAAATGAACCTATGTAGGTAGGTGCTACACCCCCGCCCTCTCCTGCCAGCGGTACCGATATAAAATTTAATACTGTATCCACCTCGCTACTGTATGATGAGGCGGCCACTGCCATCCCGTAGTCCTCTGAGAAGGCGTAAGAAGTTAAGCCATCAATATCGCCGGCCCCGAGCACGCCAGACAGACTGTAAAAACCAGAATACTCCTGCGTTAGTATTTCAAAAGGAGTACCCAGACTCGTAATTGCAACATCCCCGAAATCATCAAGGACGTGCATATACTTACCGTCCCTTGAAATCCAAAGATGTATAGGGGCCCCACCTACAACGAATGTATCCCCGACTAAAATGGCAGTAGATAGGTCGTTAGTGCTAGACAGCCCTACTTGATACGCCCTATACGTGGTCGGGTTCAAGAAATATATATTAGCACCGTCCTCGGCAGCGTACATCTCTGTAACCCCTGTGCTGCCTGTTATTGCGTCAGCATTAATAGTATCATTAGCTTCAGTCATAGTAGTGATATCGTAAGGTGTAGACAGTGTATAATGGATAACATCCGTCGTGTTCAGGTCAAATAAGTAGGCATGCTGCCCAGAGTTTGTGAAGCAGAATGCCGCTCCTCTGATCGCACTAGCAACGTTAAAAGTTTGCTCCTTTGTGACTGATCCCGGGCCGAGTATCTGTGTGTCGCTAATCGTAACGTCCCCTGTAATAGACCCTAGTACAGAGAGCCCGCCACCTGATCCCGCTACCTCATCAACATCAAGGCTTTTAGCAGTGCCCACTGGCACATCCGGGATAGCACTCTGATCCCCACCATTAGTAACCACGATGTGGTAGTACCCGGCATCGGAATAGAAAGTGAACTTCCCGTTCGCGTCAGACATGATCGGGCTGACACCCTGATCGACTGAGGTAGCGCCATCACGATCGCTGTAGATCGTAGCTAGGGTATTAGCCCCAGCCAGCGGATCCGGATCGATAGCATTGTAAACCTCGATGGTAGCGCCAGAGATGACGTTACCACCGTTGTCCGTTACATTTCCTGTGTAGCCGTCGTAAAGTACTTGTGCCATTGTGATCACCTTATATTACGATTAAATTCTGGTTCAGACGAACACCAGAAACTTTAGTGCTATTGTACATGAGCGAGCCACCGCCTGTCACCCTGAACGCTGTACCCTGGGTATCTACATAGCTGAAGTTAATACCACCACCGCCAGTGAACTGGCCTCTCTCTCCTGGGATTGCGGTATAGTCATAGTTTAACGCACCACTACCTGTGAGGCTAGCCCTGGCGAACTTGATTTCCTGCGGCGTCAGGTTTGCGTTACCACCACCGGTGAACTTACCAACGAAAGCGATAGTTGCAATCACATTGTCGCTAACGGTCACTACATCGAAGGATACAGGCCCGGTATTCTTCACGTTACCTATTTCGCGGATGACTTTACCGCTAATCGAGTCCTCATGCAGGCCGCTCCTTTCCAGATTCTCGATCCTCTCCATAAGCTCGTAAACGGGCTCAGCAAAAAAGTAGCTTCTGGATTCGAAGCTGATAGAGACCTGGCAGTCGACGCCGTCTGTCACATGCCCGACCTTTGTAACGATTACGCTTTGCGGGGTTATCTGACCAAATGGCGTAATGGACACAAACATGCCGGCACGGATCCCGAGTCGATTAACTCGAACGCTACCCGAGATTTTAGGTTGTGACTTTCTGTTTATATCAGCCTCAAGCCTTTTTGACACCGTCTCAATGTCATCACCGCCGTTGTTAGCGTTGAAGGTGCCCACTCTCTCACCGTATTGTGAGATAGATGTATCGTCACGGTACTCCACCAGCACTTTTCTCCTGACCTGGTAAGCTATGGTGACTGTGAATTCCTGGTCGTTTGGATCCCCGGACCCAGGCAGGCTCAGAGGATCCCCGAACTCGACCGCGCCAGTTGTAAGGTTAACTTCTCCAGTAAAACCCTCAAGTTCATCCGGAGACTTTATAACTGGAGGCTCGGAAACTTTCCATTCAGCCCCGTATTGAGGCCCGAAAACTGTCTGGGCGCAGCCGCTAATGCCCTTAGAGAAGGATACGTTCTGATACTCATACGCCTCGCCTCTAACGACGTTATACACCCCGGCCAGAGATTGGTCCAGCCGCAAAGTGCTCCGCTGCATGTTGCTTCCAGACTCAATCTGGAACGGGGCTGCCCTGGTCAATGGATCGTAGAACTTCAGGGATCCAGACTCAACTGAAAAGGCCCACCCGGTGCGCCGTGAGATCTTAGTAAAAACCTCTGTGATAGTCTCTTCCCTGACCATCAGGCCGCCGATGTTCTGCTGGTTATTCTCAACACCAGCAGTGTCTATACCGGTGCCGCTGGCGTAGTCTGACATGACAGCGTTGACTATCTCAGAGGCTGTCATAGATGCTGGATACTGCTTAGTGAAGCGGATCCTAGAAAGGCGATCTGCCTCGCCTACGCACCCAACCTCATAGATGTCATCGTCGTCAGTGCGTACAACCTGGACTGACTCTATATAGCCCGTCCAGGATACACTTTGAAGAGCATCGTTCTGACCAATAAGCACCAGCTTGGATAGCGCCAGGACGTTTTCAGCATTTGGGTTGACAGCAGAATGCACCCGAAACCTGAACCCGGGCACAATTCCGTCGATGTTCTCGTCTACTACAAGCCCAGTTACGTAAAGCTCAGTTGTGCCTACGATTACTGATTGGCTGAAATCTGATGCGATCATGCTGTACCTCCAGCGGTCCCGGATCCGTATCGCCTGAGAAGATTGTTTAGACCGCCCTCCTCGTTAAATATAGGGTTGTTGAGAGTGACGTTACCTCCACCCTCGCGAGTGGATCCAGATCTCGCCGCAGCCCCATCCGTTGACGCGTCTGCGTTACCGAACTCAGGAGTAGCCTGCTGCTGATCATTGAACACCTTGCCAAGCCCGAGCGCCTCACTAATCCAGTTTGCAGCCCCTTTTGCTTTCTCTGCGACCCAGTCCCAGGCTTCGCCCCAGTCAAAGAGAAGGCCAATTATGGCGATTATACCGGTAATAATTATGCCTGCCGGAGTGAGCAGCCTCCCGAACCTGACAATATACCCGATAATCGTCGCTATAGGCCGGAATAGTCCGATTATCACGCGCCCGAATCTTAGAACGATTGATAGGACCGGGCCAAAAACTATTAGCAAACCGCCTAAAGCTGCAATTATGTCACGGACAGGTTCAGGGAGCTCTAAATACGCCTCGCCCAATTCTTTAACTTTCCCGGATAACCACTCGACTGCCGGAGTTACGTGGTCTTCCATAAGCCTATTCATCTCACGAAGAACGGGCTCGAACCCCTCCCCTAGCTTGTTAGCGATATCGTCAGTCTGCTCTCCAAGCTCTCTCAACTGAGTGGACGCAGACAGCCCGGCCTCAACAGTTTCGCCTGAAAGGATAGTCCCTAGCTCCCTAGCGCGTCCCGCCATCTCCTGCATGCCGGCCCCGTTGCTACGCAATAGAGGTAACAATCGGTCCAGATCGCTGCCTACGCTATCCAAAGCAAACGACATCTGCCTCGGGCTCGCTGACGCTTTCTCCATTGAGTTTACCATTAGCTGGAGCGCTTCTGGGCCTGAGAGTCTCTGGAACTGCCGTATTGAAACGTCAACTTTACCGTTAATTATATCGAAAAAATCTTGGAAAGGGCCGGCCCCTTCCATTGTCTCTGCGGCTGCCAGGTTTCTTTGGAGGTCGGTCATCGCATCACCAAACGTCTCCATGTCAAAACCTGCTGACCGTGCCCCGAAAGCAAGCTCCTGAAATTCATCTCTAGTAGTGTTAAGAAGCTTGCTATATCGCTCAATAAGCTTAGCCTCTTCGCCTAGCTGCGCTCCGAACCCTAGTGCAGCACCGGAGAGTGCACCTACCGCGGCCGCAGCGAACCCAGATACGCGATTAGCAGCATCTCCAGCGGTATTAGCCAAGTCCCCCAGTCTAGCAGAGAGGGACCGAACCTGACGCCCGGACCTGCGCGATGAGTCGCCGGCGTCCGCTATCTCGTTACTAGCATCGCCCGCTGCGCCACCGGCGTCGTTAAGTGCGTTAGTTGCATCATCAGCGGATCCACCCAGGTTATGGAGGTCACTACTTGTCTGATCCGACTGCCCGCCAAGCTGGTCCAGACTCTGAGATGACTGGTTCGCCTGCTGAGATACTGCGTTGATCTGGTTGACGGCCTGCTGCACGCCCCGGATCAAATACGTTCCTACAACTTCGAAAGCGTTCATGTTGCCTTCCTCTTAGAGTCTGAGTTCTTTATCGCTTCCGCCCGCTCTATAGCTTTCGAGGCCTTGGCCTTCCTAAACGAACTATGCTTGCTGAAATGCTGGCACTGTATGTCCAGCTTTTCGCATAGCGTATCAAAATCGACCCCCATTGTCTTGCCGTTCTTGAGCCAAAAGGGCAGTAGCTCGACCCGCATAGAGGAGAACATCTCATGCTTCTGGTTCGCCAGAGCAGCCTCAGCGTAGTCATTGTAGTCTGGGAATTCTAAAGAAAGCAGGGAACCCGGTAATTGGGAGTAGCGTGACGCGAGGAATTCAATCTCGCGCCACATCCCCTGCACTGCCGTTTGCTTTGGGAAGTTAGCTGTTACTGGCTGTGCACGGACGGCAGTAAACCGCGCAACTGTTCGAAAAAACCCGAGTTCCTGGGGTCGTTAAGGATTGACTGGATCGTCTTAGGAATAGCCTCGGCGTCTAGCTCAAGGAACTCCTCAGTCTTCATGTTGTTGACGTCAGCCAGGAAGCTCAATACTGAGGTACGGCTCTGCTTAAGAGCAGCTTTCATCAGCTTCACCCCAACTTCTTTCGTGCTGTTCCCACTCATCATTTTAATGAGCTCATCAGTACCCATTGTTTCAAGGGTCTGATCGATAATCTCTGCCACGTTTAGCGCATCTGCGACAGTGAGTTTGCGCACTTGTACGTTAGCCATCTCGTTCACCTATTTGTTTGTGGATAAAATAAAGGCCGTGCCCGTTAAGACACAGCCCTTATTGTATTACACTACCAAAGTTTAAACAACTTCAGGGAAGCGGATCTCGAAAGGAGATTCATCCAGGTTGCCAGCTGGGTCTATGTGAGCAGTGAACTGCAGCTCTGCAGTAGACTCTTCACGATCGGTAGCCGACAGACTAAATCCTCCGTCTTGCAGCGCATTTTTCAGGATGATTACCACTGGGTCCGATGATCCAGAGTAGTCGGCCACCAGTGCGATGTTAGTCAGGTACTCGATGTCTCCCATCAACAGTGAGCGAGTTATAACGTCCTCGCTTGTACCCCCATCAACTGTTTTTGTTGACCCGATCATTGAAGTGACAACGTTGTCCGCAGTCATCTCAAGCAAGTTCACAGTCAGACGAACATGCTCCTGAATGATCCGGCGGAAGCCTTTAGTGGGGCCCCGGAGGCCGTCCACTTCGATCTCACGGATATCCTGCTCTACCGTAAACTCAGCGCCTTCGCGGGTAGCGCCGAATAGCGCCTCGTCGGCCTCGCCGTAGTTAATGTAGATCGCCCCAGCGTCCATAATCATGCGCTTAGCGGTTTCGGTTGTTACGCCAGTATTCCTAGCCATGGTGTTACCCTCTCTATATTCAAGCTTGAATGTCAGCAGCTCTATTCCAGCGCATGGTAAACGTTACCATGTAACGGCGGTACCGTCCGTCATCATCTGAAACAGGCTGTTCAGTTTCATAGTATACGCGCAAGTTCTCCACCCCGTCCAGAGATGTCTGCCGATCCAGGATTCTCACGATGTCATCCCGAATGCTGATGCAGCTAAGGTAGCTACCCATTGAGTCGCCAGCCCTTTCGAAGATATCAACCTGCAGGGTCTGCGTTACCTGAGTGTCGTAGACCTCAGAGGTGGGCAGGTACGTGAGAACAAGGTAGGGCCCGTTAACCTGCTGAGACCAGTCCATGAAGATCGCAGGAAGCGCCTTATAGGTTGAGAGCTTAGAGGTTAGTGCCCCGTCAGCTGACAGTCTCGCGTAGATGTCTTTCATAACTTCAATCATGTGTTACCTCACATTTCTCAGTGCGGCCGCGATAATACGCTGCTTCTCCCTGAGAGTTTTATCGTTTGCCGGCCTCAGGTAAGGACGGGGCGCTGCCCTACCGTACCCGAACTCGATCCTAGAATATTTCAGCTCGCTGCCGACCTCTGCTTTATACAGGCCCGGAACCCGAGTGTAGATGCTGTTCGCCAAGTCGCCAGTTCTTGGAGCAGGCGCCTGCCCTGGAGCGGACGCGGTGTAGAACCTTGAGGTACCTGGGACACGGTACCGCTCACCTGATTTAGGACCCCTCAGAATTGAGATCTTTGCGTTACGCTCAGTGCTGCGCGCAAGTGCTTCCACTGCCATAGTGGCCTGCCTTCGCATGCTGCGCGTAACGTTTGGAGTGAAGTTCCGTATAGCCATGTCAGACCTCTTCGTGCTCCCAGAGCCTCAAGTAAACTTTTCGGAAGTTAGATCCAGGCATGATCGGGTCCGACCCAGTCACAGAATACTGCCTCCCTTGAACCTCGACTCGGTCAGCCTGGGAGACTGGAGCGTTTTTCCTGACAGTCATGGTGGCGGCCCCAGCAATCCCCAGGTACTCGCCAGTGACTTTGTCGGATAGCCCGCCGAAAGACATTTTAGCCCTTCCAGCCCAGACTTGCCCGTACTCAGAAGCGAAACCGCCGAGGCCATCTGAGGCCCCGACAGTTTTACCATAGAAAGTTACTCCGTACCGAAGATCCCGCGGCTTCGTATCTTGACACGCCATCACAGACCTCCAACAGCAACACGCAGGGCCCGGGCGATCGCCATGGCGCCTGACTTTTTCAGCACTGAGTCGAATGCGCAGCCCCGGTTTTC